GTTGGTTTAGATCCAGTCTGGACTTTACCGTACCAAATAGATTTAAATCACGATTCAGATCCTAAAAACGATGCAGCATCTGTCACAAAATACTACATAACACAATACGAAACTGCTATGAATATTCCCAATAGTATGATCATATTAGCCGGTCATGATTTTAACCCAACCAATCCAGAAACCGGGGAAGACATGCCTTGTGATATGGCACCTAATACCACTCCTATGTCTTTACAAAAGCTTACTTGTGCTTGTTGTGTTAATCCATCGTGCTCTAGCATTCTTGATCCTAAATGGAATGGATCTATTCCATTGTATGATGATAATGGAAAATTTCCCGAACTTGATTGGAATAAAAGACCATCGGGTGATCCCAAAGTCGAAGGGGGTGTTCCAACTGGAGCGTGTGATCTTCAATGGGACGATGACAAAGCCAAGACATGTCGTCAGGCTTGTGATGCATGTTGGGTACCAACTCCCGGTTCAACATTAATTTCTCTTTTTAATAGAATTCAACAAGACGGTGATAAGATTTGGTTTACAACCCAGAAGGAATTAATAGCATATTGTTATAATCGTCAGAATTCAAAACTTACCATCGAAACGCAAGGCAATAACTCCGTTACTTACAATCTCATCACATCATATTCTTATGATGGATTATTGTCGTTATTATTTCCTGGTGCTAAACAAGTGTATGTGAATAACAAATTATGGAAAATTTTACAAACGACGGTTGGAAAAGAATATATTAATGTGCAACCAATCAATGGTACAATAAAAATCGAAGTAAAATATTAAAGCCGTAATAAATGGGAGCATGTATGAAAAAATCGGCTGTGAAAGAAACTCCCCAGGAGTGGCAAACCAACCCCTTGAAATTCATTGAAAAATTAGACGATATATGTCTATTATGTCACGAAGAATTTGATCGCGATTTTTGTTTTGCGAAATGTTGTGGTTATTTTTACCATACGGATTGTATGGAAAAATATCATAAATATTGTAAGTCACAAAACAAAAAAATTTTATGCCCTACTTGTAGAATTCCCATGAAATCTATAGTTTAAATCTTATACTTTTAGTATAAGATTTGATAGTATCTTTAATTAGTCTCCACCACTCGCCTTTTTCTTTCGAACTACTTTACGTCGTACCTTCTTGACGACCTTCTTTTTTGGTGGACTTTTGGCTACCACTTCGTCTTCCTCCTCGCTATCTCCATTTAGACTTCCAGAATCGTCGTCGTCGTCGTCGATTTCCTCGTCATCAACATCGTCGTCATTTGCACCCAGTGCCGACGATACATCATTTGATGCTAGAAGCTTAACCTTATTATCTGTTCGTGGCCTCAAGAGCTTCTTTGCCTTGTTTTGAACCGGTTGAGCAATAGCTTCGTAAAGCTTGACCTGTGGTGATACCCTAGCACCTACAAAGATAGACTCAATCTTCACAGCTGCCGTCATCCAGCACCATTTTCCCATAAGACTCAATGCATCCATATCTTCCCCGTTATTATCTTCAAATGAAGTAAGAATCTTCGGAGGATTTTCCTTTCTGGAAACAAGAAGTTTGGGGTAGAGAGTTGGTCCACGTCCCTCGACGACCTTCCCCTTTTCCTTCTTCCAGTAAAGAGGATTGAACCGTTTGAGTTCTGCCTCGTCGAGATCGTATTTCTCAACTTCGTCCTTGACCTCGAGGATGTGCTCCCTACAGCAATCAATTGCTTTGTTAAAACCCTCAAGCCACTTCAATTGGGCTTCCGTTGCTCCATCTCGGTCCCACATACATAGTGCTACCGAATAACCGTCTACGCGGCCGCTATCGTTTTTGTTCTCCTGAACACCGAATGAAAAAACCTTTTCAGTTGGAAATACTAGCTCTCCATGAGTACCGTCTGGGTTCTTTACACCTACCGGAATCCTAAAAAACTTAATCTTTTTTCCATCTCCCAATGTAATGTTATTCTCTTGTGGTTGACCAAAAACAATATTTTTTCCCGTAAAGCCAATGGCCGAAGTTAGTTGTGTGTTATCGCTAAAAGACATTTTGTTATTTATTTTTTATTCTTAGATCAGGATAAAAAATCAATTTGTAAGTTTGCAGCAAAAGCATTTTTGCAATATTTTGGATATACAACTTTTAATTTTAATTCGGGTCTCGCGATTGTTCAGCGCCACAAATTCGTCAATTAGAGGTGGGAGAGTGAGTTCTACAAAGACAGAAAGGTCCCTAGCCAAATCTCGATCTTCAATTTCTTCATTGATAAATTTTCGGATAACTGAAATCACAAGTTGTTTCTTTTGAGCACCATTTAAACCCCCAATTGTCTGTACAAATTGCATCAGTGACAACACTATCCCTGTTATATTACTAGAAGTGACTCCATCACTACCTAAATCTTTGAGTTTGTCGTATAGACGGTCGAATGCATACTCTCCCGGATCTTCTACGGAGATATCTATTGTTGTTACGTTGGCCATTTTATTTGAAGAAACTTTCTTTAAAATGAATTCAATATTACATAATATTTGTAACAAAATATGGACAAGGAAACTATGACGTTCACCACAGCCCGCGGAGCATCAATACCACTTGAATTTTACGCGAAGTTTCACACAAAATATCCAATGTTGAGTGGAATCGATCTAAGCGAAATTATTAAAAGTGACCAACGATTTCAATGGATATCAACACAATTCCGTAAAATCAATGGTTTCAAAATAGAATATTGCCAAGTAAAAATTATGCCAGAAAGTCATTGTTTATACAATGGCGAACAAGAATATCATCAAAAATATGTAAATAAAATGTGTTATTTGACCGTAGTGTCTAGTGATTCGGAACCTATATATGATGACGACTTAGAAGTAAACAATCCCGCTTTTATAAGGAATGGAAAACGATTGAGAGCTGTTCTGATTCCAGAAAAGTTGTAATTTTTATTCAAACAATGAGTAAAAATTAAGAAGTATTTTAACTACCCCCGAGAACTCCCATGACTTGATAGTGCACGTATCCTTTCCCCGACCCACCTGCACCTAAAACAGTTAATGGGATAATGAATCCTCTATTAGCTGTATAAGCATTAGAGGATTGGAAGAAGCCACTAGCAACACCGGGATTTGTCGTAGCGTCCTGGGTGTTTTGGAGAATCATTGCGGGACTGCCTGTAGTGACGCCGGGCTGACTGCCAATGGTACTGTAAAACCCGGGATCACATGAAAGTTGGACTGAAGGATAACAATTATTAGGATACGGTGTAGTGAATGGAACCCACAAAAAGCCACCTACCAACGGGGCGCCGGCGGCAATGGAAATAAAGATAACACCAGCAATATCGGCTCCGCGCCCAGGATCGCCAGGATTGAAAACACTGGGATCTGTAGTATTTGGATATATTGCGAAAGTGTCGTTGGTATTGGGAAATATAGTACCACCCTCTTCAACTAGTGTAAGTTTAGGCGGATCTTTCTGGGCTGCGTGAATATGACCGTGATTCGTTTCATTACCGGCGCCGAAGAAGGTCGTACCACCCGAAACTAACAATCCAGCAACTGGTGCGATGAATCCTTCAGTATTCCACGTGTTCACATGTAACGCAGTTTGTGTGCGAGTATCGTCATTTACCCCGCCAGGTTGGTTAGGGCCCGTAGCGAAACCATCGACGCGAGGGTCACTCAACGCGGAACCTATAACTTCACCGAGTGTCACACGATCTGCATAATTAAGAGATATACCCTTTTCACGAGGCGCCGTGGCTAAGAATAATCTTCCTCCTCCCCCGTTCATACTACTACCTCCTTTTTGAATCTGTATACCTTTTCCTGTCATCGGTGTTGTTGTGCCGCCGCTATCAAGATCAATCCCTATTCCAACGCCAGCGGAAAGAGGACGAGCGTCTATAAAAAGGTAGTCTCCGGTTGTTAAATTGGAACCAGCAGTTTGTGTACCGTCTAAAAATAACAACGCCGGAGCACCCACCGTACCAGACGTTGCTGGGTCGGTTAGAGGTATCATGACAGTTGATCCTTCAACGCATAACGCATTGCCTGATTGTCCAGTCGCTGGAGCTATGGGTACATTGGTGTTTCTCACCGTCAGTGGGCAACAAAGAGCTCCATCGGCAGCAACGGTGACACAACCAAAAATAGTTCCGTCGAAAGTTAAATCTCCATGAATCGTTAAATTTCTGACATCTAAGTCGCAGAGATCATGTTCTACTGCTATCTTACCAGCTATTTCGGGTTTCACTAAACCATTTCTTATATTAGCGTCCGTCTCTGGAACTACCAGTCTAGGATCGCAGTTAACAGTAACATTACTTGTAAAGACATCGTTTTGAATACCTTGCCCACGTGTGACATTGGTATTACCTAAAGGTGCAAATATTGACATTTTATATTAAAGAAAGTTTTTGAAAAACTAAAATTTCAAAATATTTTATTTCCTTAAATTAAAAATGTCTTTAGTTTTGTATTCAAAAATCCCCGGCACTCAAGTAAAAAGAGATGTCGATGTTTCAAATGTTATGGTTCAATGTGACCCAAAAGCATTATACCCACTTGGTGCTACCACGTCGGATGGCCAGAATTTACTCAATAAACCCAATCTAGCTGGTAAACTTGGTGTTGAGCATGATCTCTGCAATTTAGATGTCAATAACTTGACTGTCAATGGTACCTTGATATCTAATGGACCAGCACAAATATGTGATATTGTATGTCCAGAAGATTTTACAGTTACTGCGGGAAATAATATCATTGAAACAGCCACAGCTGGTGATATGTCTCTTCTTGCACCTACCGGTGATATTATTGAAAATGCCGGTGTCAATGTAACTCTCACAGCCGGTACTGGACAAATGGTACTAACTTCCGGTACACAGGTTAATACCCAAAACCTTTCTGGTGTTAAAGTGACGGGTAATAATATCCGTTCCACAACCGCAACGGGTATACAATCAGGCGCAAGTCTTAATGTATTCACTAACCAAGTGGCAGCAAAAGGATTAGCTGTTGTAACTAAGCACGATACTCTCGGGGTCCACGCGATCGCCGCAGATCTGACTGGTACTACAATTCTCCGAGCTGATACCGCGGGGTCGAACATCGGGGCAACAGGGCATCTAATGTTTGCTCCCGCCCGAGATGAGGATCCTACGCTCACGACTGTCGGCGCCAACAACGCAGCTACATTTGTTGGCTTTGCGAGTGATTCGTGTGGTCAAATACGTGTCACAAGCACTGGTCTTGCCACTGCCGTCACAGTCCAACTTTTATTTGCTAAAACATTCCCAACATCAGTTCTTAATGTATTCCTCACTCCAGCGAGTCGCCCCGCGGCAGCTGTATTTGGGAGCGCCAGTGGGTGTTACGTTTCCGCCACTGGTATTAATGGATTTGACGTGTCTTTTACATCTCCCGATGGTAGCGTCACCGCACAAGAAGTCGATTTCAATTATTTCGTAGTTGATGTTGTAGAACCCGCTACGCAAATTGGTTAAATCTAAAACTTTCTCTAATGTTATTTTCCAAAGGAAATAACATTTATTTATTCACAAATTACTTAGACGCAGACACGAAGTGAGGCTGAATCTTTTTCTGAAGCGAGTAGTACGTGAGTGGCTCCTCCTTCAACGACTTCTTGTCCAGCTTAAGCAACGCCTGAAGCTTCTTATCCGGTACGATCTGGCGCCTATCATCAGGATTCTGGAGGTTGTTGTCGCGAATGTATCCACAGATGTACTTAGTTACATCGACACGAGACTTCAGCTCATCCGAACCCCAACCAGTGAACTTGGACATCTCACCACTGATAGGGACAGGCTTCATAAATCCCGAAGAGGTATTCTTAGCACGATTAGGATTCTTGCGCTTCTGCTTCATAGCACGCGCGGTATCCTTCTTGAGCTGCTTGAGCGACTTGTTGAGGGAACGAAGAAAGCGAACACCACTCACACGGCTCTTATCGCTAGCCGAGCGAACAGCGTCGATCTCATCCTCGACCTGCTTCTGCAACGCGTCAAAGGAAGCAAAAACGGACTCGCGATCAACAACGCGACGCTTCTTGGTGACCTTAGGTGCAGCTGCGGCAGCTGCAGCAGTTGTAGGTGTGGTTTCCTCAACTACCTCCTCAACTACCTCCTCGACAGGAGTCTTAGCGACCTTCTCCTTGCGGGATGACTTACTCTTGGTCTTACTCTTGGAGCTCTTATCTTTTGAAGAACGATTCTTATCTTTTGACTTGGATGACTTACTCTTGGAGGACGATTTGACTTTCTTGGAAGACGATTTAGGTTTCGAAGTTGGCATTTCTTATTCTTAGTCTGTCTTTAAGTTGTGTTTTTATTTTTAGTATTTTTAAAAGCACAGACACTTTAGATTAAAAATATTTCTATAAATAAATGTACCAAGATAACGAATCTAGCGAGTTCTCGCGCATGCCTAAAAGGAGAAAACTATCCGAAGATCTAGCTGAATTAGCTCCAGAAGTTCAAGATATTCCAAGTTTGATTGAAATCGCTCAACGAAAAGTGGAATACCAAAATTTGGATTCTCAAACATTATGGAAAATTTTACCAGAGCTCAAAAAACTAAATAATATGATAGGGATGGAAGGGTTAAAAACTACTATGTTTTACCAGATTATTTATTATCTTCAGAACATGCACAAAAAGGGGCAAAATGAGTACTTACATACAGTCATTACTGGCCCACCTGGGACTGGTAAGACTTCTGTAGCAGAAATTATAGGAAATATTTACAAAAATATGGGTGTTTTATCTAGTAAGGGAAGCTTTACTCTAGCTAAACGTGAGGATTTCATTGCTCCGTACCTCGGCCAAACTGCAATCAAAACAAGAGTACTTTTGGAATCTTGTGTAGGGGGTGTCCTATTCATCGACGAAGCCTACGCTTTAGGACCCGGGCAAAAGGATAAAGACTCTTTTTCTAAGGAAGCTATTGATACACTAAACGCATTTTTGTCGGAACACAAGAACGATTTTTGCTGTATCATCGCTGGTTACGAAGAAGACATCGAAAAATGCTTTTTTAGAATCAACAAAGGTCTTGAGCGCCGTTTCCAATGGGTTCACAGAATAGATAAATATTCTGATTTAGAATTGGCTAAAATTATGTTTAAGATGATTAACGAAGTAGATTGGAAAATTAACGTAAGCTTGGGAGATCTTTCAGAATTCATTAAGAAAAATAACAGTTGTTTTAAAAATTTTGGGGGTGATATTGAAACATTTTTATCCAAATGTAAAATGGCGCACGCGCAACGCGTATTTTCCCTGGAGGATCGTCATCGTTTCATTATAACACAAGACGATCTAGAAAAGGCTATTGAATTAACTCTTAAAAATAATATGGGAGGTTCTGAAATAATTAAACCACCATTTGGAATGTATTTATAATTTTAACATTTTAGAGATGTAAAAATTAATTGATCACATATCCACCCAGAGAATTTCTCCGGATAGCTTTTCCACTCAATGTTGCTTGATATTTCTTAGCAAGTGTGCAAAATGATTTAAACCATGCCCAGATAGCATCTTTATCATCGTCATCAAGCGCCTTCGATGTCCAAAGACGTTTAAAATGGATCACTGTTTCGCTACTGATCTCTTGAAATAATGTTTTGTTTTCGAGGAAAAATCTATCATCTTTCGAGTTAATTTTTTTCTCGTGAGGCAATATTTCCTGTATCACGTGGCATAACACGTCCGCGACAGGAACTTGATCTTTCATGAAAATTCTAACTATGACAAGATCGGGCTCGCTTGGAAATTGGGCGATAAGCTCGTCCAAAAAAGTAATAAATTGGTCTTTAAAGATAGACAAAATACGTAATTGTTGTTGCGCGCTCATTTTGTTTAACTACATTTCCTTTTAGGTTACTAGAGAAGCAATACAAGAAAATTTCTTCTTCTCGTATCTTATTTCCAATATTTTAACATCCACAGTAGATCCCACCGAAATTTGTTGTTTTTTCTTGATAAGAGTGTTTGAAATAAATTTAAATCCGTTTGTGTTCAGAATAGGAATCCAAATTTTGATGTCATAATAATTGCATAGAATCCCTGGTGCCAAAATCATAGTTACAGTGACTGGAATCTCAAGGTTCTTCTTAAGAACAATTGAGTTGACTAAAACACAAGTCTTGAATATAATGTTCCCAGAAATATTAGACACTTGATTAATCCAGTTCACGATTTCTAGAACTTCTACTATATAACCATCTTTTTGAGAATGTAATTTGTCTTTGTTTTTCCTCATTGTCTCGAGTAAAAATTCTTTTCTATCTTCGCCTATTTTATCAGGTGGCATAAACACGATTCTTTGAATTTTACGTTGTTCCATTTTAACTGATAAAATATAATTCTAAATTTCACTTTTGCAACATGATCAGTCCGATTAACAAGAAAGATATCAAAATTAACGGAATAGCCCAATAACAGTTATTATTGTTAGAAGAATTTACCGAATTGTTTTCCGTGTAATTCTCCATTTTCATTTGATCATATATCATATAACACTGTTGAGTGCCCGAACTCGCATTTCCTATACCCGTAAGTTTTGTAAAAGCAGTAGATGGTAGATCCTTGCCGGTTAATTCTTTTCTTTTGTCGCAAAATTCTAAACATTTTCGAAGACCTTTTTCCGGACTCAACGCCATAAAAATTCCGTTTTTATTAACTTCTCCCGTACATGCTGCATAAGGCCAACTCAGCGGGCCGGATGTCGAGTTCATAGTCAGTCCTGTTCGGTTTTCCATGGGGTTAATTATATTATCACAACATTCTGACATTTATTCAACAATTAAAAAAATGTTAGAATTAAATAAAATGGCATATTTAGCACCAGTTATTCCAGGTCTTGATCTGACCTACCAATATGAAAAAATCCGTCCTTTGCATAATAATACATCTCTCGAACCATGTCCCGGTACTTTGTGGGATTTTTTAGTTCAAAATACCCAACATTTTAGTATTTACAAATTCTTAGTAAACAAAGCCGATCTCGAGTATGATTTCAACGGGGTCGAGTTTGATTCTACTGTTTTTATACCATCTGATAAAAGTCTGGCAAAATTATGGAACAAAAATATGTTTCAAAATATGGAGAAACACCAAGCAATGCGTATGATTAAATATAACTCTCTTCCCAGACAAATTCGCATGAAAGAATTAACCAGTAGTGAAAGTATGAAATTGGATACACGAATAAGAGGTCACCTAATTTACACCAATAGTGATGGTAAAGGTTTAACAATGATAGGTGAAAAAAATGGAGGCCCAGTGAATGTAGTCAATGGTGACATCATTGTTAACAACGCTTTGGTGCATCTTACAGATAATTTCTTACTCCCAGAAATGTCATAATTTTAATTCTAAGTTAATGAAGAAATAAAATTATATAAATGTGTGGAATTTTCTTTCTCAAATCAAAAGTTATGGGTACAACTCATAGGATGGGTTGGAATGGGATAATTAATGCGGTTGAATTATTAAAAAATAGAGGTCCTGACAGAACCGAAATCAGGATTTTTGAATCACAGGTCTTGGGATTCTGTCGATTGGCTATCAATAGCATTTCTAAAATAGGAGATCAACCTTTTTGTCTGGTCGTTGACCATGACCGAAGAGTGTCACTGATTATGAACGGTGAGATTTATAATCACAAGAAGATCCAGAAAAAATATAAGTTTCCTAATGCCACAGGGAGTGATTGTGAAGTGATGCTGCATCTGTATCTTAAATTTGGTATTACATCGATTATAGATCAACTTGACGGTGTATTTGCGTTTACGTTGATTGATGGAGACAATGTGTATTTTGGAAGAGATGCTATCGGGGTCAGACCTCTATACTTTAGACAAAAAGATGGAGATATAGCTATTGCTTCCACCCCACTCTCGCTGGAAGGATTTTCAGAGTTTGACAAGACTCGACAGGTACCTGCTGGTAGTTATTATCACTTCCACAATCAACGTTTGGATTTAATTAATTGGTATCAAATTCCACGAGTCAATCTAAATACCGATTTTAATTGGCAAACTAATATCAAAAAAGTCTTAATTAACGCTACTAAGAAGCGCTTACTGTCAGACAGGCCTATTGGTTGTTTACTTTCGGGTGGATTGGATAGTTCGTTGATAGCATCTATTCTCTCGAGACTTATGGCTCCTAGAAAACTTCAAACTTTTTCAATCGGGTTTAATGAAAACGCGACTGATATCCTTGCTGCTAGGAAAGTTGCTAAGTTTTTACAAACAGATCATCACGAAATTATTCTACCCATGGAAAAGGCATTTGAAGCAATTCCGGAAGTAGTGCTTGCCACTGGAACTTATGATATTACAACTATCAGAGCCTCAGTTGGGATGTATTTAATTTGTCAGTGGATTAGTCAAAATACCGATATTAAAGTTCTTTTTTCGGGTGAAGGATCGGATGAGATATTCTGTGGATATCTTTATTTCCATTATGCTCCCACGAATGAAATTCTGGAAGAAGAATCGAGACGTCTAGTTAGCGAACTACCTTATTTTGACGTGCTTCGTTCAGATAGAACAGTTTCGTGTCATGGGTTGGAATTACGAGTGCCGTTTTTGGATAAACAATTTTTGAAAATGGCTCTTGGATTACCAGGAGAATTGAGACATCCTAAAAATGTAATGGAAAAGTATATACTTAGAAAATCTTTCGAAAAAGATGATTCAGGTAATCCTTACATTCCAGAAGAGATATTATGGAGACGGAAAGAGGGATTTAGCGATGGCGTGGGCAGTGTTGAGAATCCTTGGTATGTTAGAATCCAGGAAAATGTAAAAGAACAATTCACGGAGGAAGATCTGGAAAGAGCTCGTGAATTGGGATTGTGCGAACCAGTAACACCTGAATCAGTTTATTATTTCAAGATGTACCACAATTATTACAAAGGCACAGAATCACCCATCCCTCATCATTGGATGCCTAAGTGGCAAGACACTGACGACCCGTCCGGGAGAGTTATGCCAGCTTTTTCCGAAAATGTTGAATAATATAAATGGATGTTTTTACCATTATTTATTATGCCGTGTGGACCATAGTTGGACTGTGTATTATAAGAGATAAATGTTAACAAATAAAACCATGTTATGTTTTATTTGTAATCACGAAGCAGTATTGTTGATACCAGATCGAGATCCGGACTCGATGGTCGCTAGACCTATCTGCGACAAATGTCTAGATGACTTTATCAAGATTTTCCCCAATCTGTTCAAACACGTAACGCGGAGACAATTTGGACTAATATCCTAAACTTTCCCATACCCAATCAAACCATGATTGTTCAATACCTCTTCGACGTTTTTCGTGTCTCAATCTTTCACGAGCTTCAATTAATAACCTTTCTAATTCTAAAATTTCTTGTTCAGCGTCTATGACTGGATTTCTCTCAATCACATAACTATATCTTAATGCTTCATAAGACATTTATTATTCAGCAAAAACTATTTCAACAGGATTCATGACTGTTTGGATATTAGCATAAGCAGCATGGCAATTATGTTTAAATAAAAATCCTGAAAGCTTGTCCCATTGAGGAGCGCCACAGAAGGTAGCATCGGGTACTTCAGACGGGTAAGTGGAAAATATTTCTCTCACCCGGGTATGAGTAAGACTACTAACATCCATATCTTCTGGAAAAGAGTCCAGATTTCCATGTGCTTTGATAAGTTTGTATGCATTCATAGGACCTATTTTGGGCAAGTTAGAATTATAATCAGTCCCACACATGATACAAAAATCTTGAAACTCCTGTCTATCGAGCTCTAGAGCTTCTCGTACTTCATCGATGTTCAAGGTGAAGCATGTATCATCTCTTGTATTTAGTTTATGAAGGAATACACTAGCCTCGCAAGCTAGAAGATCGGTATCTTCCGACAATGCTCCATAAACTTTACCATCTCTGGATAGATGAGCGCATAATGTTTCTGCTTCACACAAAGATGTAGCATAGGGTACACCTAGAATATCAAATAGTTGTTTGCTAACCTCTATATCTTCTTTAGTCATTCTAACTACTTGTCCTTGGATTCTTTCCAAGTAATCTTCCAACCAACGAACGTCAATCTCATCTTTGGTTTTCTTACCCAAAAGTTTTTTCACTTTTTTAGGACTCTTACGACGTTTCATGGTCTCTCGTAGAATATCCATAATTTCTCCTGACTTGTTGTAAGTATCGAGGGCAAACTCAATATCGTGGGCTCTCTCCTGGATCTTTTCTTTGCTAGATTTTCTTTTTGCTTTTTCTTGCTCCTTTTCTTTAGGAGAAGGTCCATCGTACACAAAATAACAGTGTACGTTGTTGCGACGCAATGCTAGGATTAGATTGATGAACGCATGGATCCACCTATCACCAACAGCGGATTTATACTTGAACAAAAACAAACTCACATCCACCGCTACCTTCTTGTAAGCAAGGCTACTTAGATGAATTTGCTTGTAACATTCTGGACATTTTTTTCTTAAAAATTGATGTAAATTTTTGATTCCCATTTTGTTATTTTGTAGTTTGTAGCTCTTATATTTCATTTTATAAAGTATCTAATACATGTCTCGTTTAACGACCGACATGATTCAGATACCTTCTATCTGATTATACTATCTAGAACAGCTGAAAGTCTTTGGTCAGAGTGAGCATCAAAAAGTTAAAAATCATACTGCTAGCACGATAAATAAGGAAAAGTGGTCCAAAAGTGGTCACTTTTAATATATGGTAGCTTCGGCGTCCTGCGGCAATATATTTCACCCACAGAGGTTCTGAGGCTTTGGTCAGACCAAGCATAAAAATTTAAGTTCCGGGCCCTTTTTTGGACCATTAACCAAAAGTTCTGTAGTCAAACTATAAAGTTTTTGTAGCAACTCTCTATCCAAATAAGGTATTGATAGGAGTTCTAGAGCTTTGGTCAGTGTGAGCATCAATTTTTAAAAAATCAAACTGCTAGCACACTAAATAACGAAAAAAATCACTTTTTGGCTCAAATTGAATATATGATATTTGCACGGGCGTTCTATCCATATATTTAGTCTAGAGAGGTTTTGAGGCTTTGGTCAGAGTGAGCATCAAAATGGAGTTACCAACCCTTTTTTTTCACAGGTTATTACAGGTTGGTTTAAAATAGGCCAAACATTTAAAATCCCTATTTCTCCAAAAAATTCTCAAAAATGCTTATTTTCGCTAATAGTTGTCTAGAACTTCTGGCAATTAACGACCGACATGATTCAGATACCTTCTATCTGATTATACTATCTAGAACAGCTGAAAGTCTTTGGTCAGAGTGAGCATCAAAAAGTTAAAAATCATACTACTAGCACGATAAATAAGGAAAAGTGACTCAAAAGTGGTCACTTTTAATATATGGTAGCTACAAAGATTTTTCTTCCTGAAATTATGTCTACAGAGGTTCTGAGGCTTTGGTCAGAGTGAGCATAAAAAAAGAACGGTAAAATTTAAGTGTCAAAATTCGGGTTCACCAAAATACTTATAATACTCGTATATAGATTGTTTCACAGATGCCTACGTGGAAAACTTCTCAATCTAGCTGCTCTAGAAAGCCACAAGTAAATAAACACTATTTCGAGCACCAAAAACACTAAAAAAGCATATTAATAGATTCAGTAGTCTTCAAAACATCTGTCGTTATTTGAACCAGTTGATTAAAGTTGAAACAAACTTCTAAAGATACTTAGAACAGCTGAAAGTCTTTGGTCAGAGTGAGCATCAAAAAGTTAAAAATCATACTGCTAGCACGATAAATAAGGAAAAGTGGTCCAAAAGTGGTCACTTTTAATATATGGTAGAAACTTCTACTATATATCTATATATACTATCTACAAGAACTCTGAAGCTTTGGTCAGAGTGAGCATAAAAATTTACGTGTTACTTCTTTTTAGGTTTTGGAGGTAATACTGCGGTAAAACATATGAATCCTAATGACAGTAAACTTATAATACAAAAGATGATAATAAACATAGTGGCTGACGAGTTTACAGCTTGATTAGACATCATGAAATTTTCTTTAATACCTACATTTCCAGCCAAAAAAGGTGTTGTAGTTAATTTTATTAGTTCTCCTAAAGATATGAGAGGAGAAAAGTCAAAACCAGTGTACCTATATTGAGCTCGTCGAGTAAATCCGGTTCGTGGATCTAACCCACCCCCATTAATACCATCGCCGAAATCTAAAACTAATCGTTGTTGTCTAATAAAAGAAGGTATACTTTCTATTAATGCTTGTTCTGTTTTTGGGAAAATCATTGTAGTTGGGTAAAAAAGATCAGGGAGACCGCAAATTACGTTTTCTTCTATTTTACAGTCGTTAGTACCTCTTATCATTCTGAAATAACCATTGATACCCCATTTAGTCCCCCAACTATTAGCAATCCACCAAAATTTGACACCTGATTCTTCGCCCCATCCAACGATTCTAATCGCATGACCCCCGACACGAACATCATTATCGTTGTTTTTATATATTTGAGTTTTAGGATTGAAAGTGTAAAAACTGGAATAAACTTCCATACCCGTTGTAACAGGTCCATTAGTATATATCTCCGACATAATGTTCTTCTCGTTACCATGAGGGGCTATCCCAGGAACTGAGTAATAACAAAGAGCGCGATAAAATCTCGCAGGTGTTCCATCTTCTGCTCCAGTTTCGCGTTCTTGCGAATAATTACCACACATGTCTCCCTCGTCACCTGTAATAGCAGTGCATAGAGGTAATTGCGAGTCTTCTTTGTAATTTACAATGTCAAAACCATCTTTCTTTTGAATATAAGATAAACATTCGTCGGTATTAGTACCGATAGTATATAAATATCTCCACGCATCTATTAATGTGTTTCCATGACATCCTACTTTTCCTATACTTTGAGATAACACTTTACCAACTTTAGCCGCATAGTCTATGAATTCAGGATAATCTATTTTCATTTCTTTACCTTCCAAATCGCATAATAATGGTCTCAATGGGGTTAAAATCGGCTTTAGTTTGTTATTTGTTCTCAGACAAAATCTATCAGCCAAAGCGGAAGTACTGGCCCACGCCCAACAACTTCCACATTTCCCTTGATTTCTAATGGGAGATAAATAATCTTTCCATATCAATCTTCCATCGAATTCGCGGGGCAAATTTTTAACAATTTGCTGTCGGACAGTATGCATTTTAAGAGCTCTATCGGTAGTAGGATTGTCATTTCTCAAACTGGTTTGGAGTGGACGATTTTGAATCTTTGTCAATAATGCGCTTGAGAGCTTGTTCATTTTTTAAATGTAAAATGATTTTTAAATTTATGTTAATATTAAAATGAAGATGAATAAGGAAATAATTAGTTTCAAAAACAGTATAATCGTAGATCTGAAGACACAGGAAGCAGTTAAAACCCGAGCAAGTACCACTATTCGGAAGTTTAAAACAACTCAGGGTGTCACAGTAGCTAATAGAGTAGCTATGGAGAGAGCTGAAAAACAACTCAATGATGCCGAAGAAAAGATAAATAATTATAACGAATCTTTGAGAAGAATCGCTTGTGGTGATTTATCAGAATTACACGAAGTTCTACAAAAGAGTGAAGAATTGACGCGGGAATTCCACGATCATGAGAGTGATTTGGCTCACAAAAAAGCCAGAGCTACGGTGGCGGGTAAAAAACGCAAAGATGCAACTTACAAAAAACTAAGGAAGGAAAGGAGATCTCATAATTGGGACAAGAAGAAACACGGAATTTTTTACAGAAAGTATCTCAGAGCCGTGGATACTCTTCCTGATTACATGAAAGACAACTTGAAAACCATGCCTAATAACAAAGGTTATCGATGGAGAGGTGTTGGGTTCTACGGGCTTCAAAAACCGATAAAGGACGAACCACTCATCCTTTTTGAAAAACGCAGGGGCGTCTTGAAAATATGTAAATATTATAAAGACAGAGATGAAATTTACGAAAAGAAAGACGGGATGACAAATCTTGTAGAAAAGAAATACAAGAAAAAGGTATTTGACATTTCGATGCCACCGGGTGGTAGTCCCATTGAGTATGAAACCGCACCTCAAAGACACAACAACCGTGGAAGACGTAATAATGATAGAAGAAATGGAAGACGTAATAATGATAGAAGAAATAGTAACAATCGCAGGAATAGAACTAAATCGAAATCTAGAAATCTTACATCATGGGGTTAATTTTTTGTTGATACTTAACAAGTATAAACAATTTAATCAGAATTATCGAGTACAGATTTCAGAAATCTATACATATCTTGATATGTGAGACTCTCGGCTATCAATAAATCCTTTTCTACGCAATATTCTTCTAATTCTTCCCCAAAATCCAAGATAGCATTTCCTAGTCTTTCTTCCTGTGTTTTTTCATAATATTCTTGTGGTTGTGCTTCAGTATCTGAATCTATATCGCTGGTAGACATTTTATATAATGATCGTATTGCTTTTGATCATTTTCAGAAAGTTCAAAGCCTCGTAAAGAATATTTAGATGATTTTTGAAAGATTATGTAATTAAATTTTCTTTGTAAAGATGCTTTTCTACGATTCAAAGCAAAATCTTGAGTATCTAAATGCGATGCTAAGATATCGTAAAGTTTTGTTAAATGATAAAAATATTGGTATTCCCAATCTTCGAAACTTACGAATTTTTTATACGGTGTGCGTAAAATATTAGCCCTCAAAAAGATATTGAATTTCTTTCTGGGTTTAGCAATCGTTGATTTTTTAATTACGATTTCTTCAGGTTTTATTTCTTCTTTTTCTTCGGGTTTTTCATTTGCTATTGAGGCCCAACTAGACATTTATATTTAGATAATAATTCTTAAACTCTTTATTTATCCTCTTCTTCACCATCTTCTTCATCTTCTTCACCATCTTCACCATCTTCACCATCTCTATTTTTTTCCAGAGCTGCTATTTCATTGTCTATTTCATCGTCAATCTTGTCTCCTGATTTAGTATCTTCAGAGTTTTCTTGTATTTCTTCAACGACAGCATCACCATCGCTTTTAACCCCGTCTTCTCCTTTGAGGTCGTTTAACTCTTCAGCTATTTCTGAATCATCAATATGTTCTTCTCGGATCTCAACCTGACTTTCGGGTTCATCATCACCCCCAATAACCAGAGCTGACATCATGGGGGCCATCATTGACATCATAGATTCAATAGGATTAGGTGGTGGGGGTGGGGCTTGCTGTACCTCTCGTTGTTGTACTGGTCGAGCTTGTACCTGCACGGGCATTTGAACACCTCCTGGTCTGACATTCCTTGCGATATGTGCGACTCTTTGTCTTACAGTCTGATTTTGCCCTTTTAGAATTTCCTGTACTACAGCTTCTAAAACATCAGTGCGCGATTTTTGCATCCTGAGCTCATTTTCTAACTCACTGATTTTAGAACTTTGTTGATTAGTTCTTAGAACAACGAAGGTTGTAAGACCCACGATTAAAATAGCTTCAATTACTATGTGTATAATTTGCGCTTTAGTAAATGACATGTTTTAAGAAACATGTCATTTTTTAAACCTTGTAACTCAGAAAACAGAAACAAAATTCCATCCTAACTCCTGAAATAATCTTTTACAAATATCATCGTGATAAGATTTCCTCTCCACCGTTTTCAGAATGTTAAATTCTGAAATATCACATGGGTGCTTATATTTAGTTAGGAGTTGGTATAATACGTATTGATTATTAATGAAATTCTTACGATTAATTTTCTTATCACCTTTAAAGATTTTTTCATAGGTTTCGACAAGTTTATCAAAATCGCTAATGATACGACTTTCCAGATGAGAAATATCTGGTGGTTTGAGTCCAGTCAATGTGTAATGAATTAAAACAGCATCTTCATAGTGTTTACTATTTCCTGTTTCTTTTAAGAAAAGCAATACATGTGTCTTAGTGATTTTAGAAAACTTCAAATTTTTCTTATTAGACTTCACTAATAATCCATGTAATGCAAATTGACGCTCTAAATCTTTGTAGACTTTTTCCGGGATAGTACTATTTTGCTTACCTTGATATTGATTGATACAATCTCTAAAATGTATACGTTTGTCATATGTATATTTAGTTCCCACGTTAACTCTTTCCACATCCTTATAAGAGGAAGAAGTTGCGGCTATTTGAGTTTCAAAACCACACGACGTACACACCTTATAACCATCTAACTCGAGAAAATCGTTCTTTTTACAATTGTCACATAATTCTTGATTATTTTCCAATTTGATAACTGGAATTTCTAAAAAGTTATATTTTTTAGACACGTCTAAAAAGTTTTTAACAATAGTAGATTTGTTATCCACGTCTTCTTCCACTACAACACCCATAAATGAGACTTTTTTAGGTTTTCTTAATATTTTTTCGAATTCTTCTATTAGTTCTGCCGTTTCCATTAGGTAAAAATTTTTGCTTCTATTTGATTGTATGTCTTCTATTTTAGTTCTTAATTCTTGTGTGGCATTCTGTAACATCGTCAGTGTACTATGAAGATGATGAGGTTGGGCAAGCAATTGGTCCAACGTATTTATTTGTTCTCTATACGAATCGATATTTGCTTCTTCTTGCTCAAACATAGATAACATTTTTTCATGTAATTCCAAAATGTCTACCTCATTCTTCGCCATTTTTGTATTATGCTCTCTTATTTAAATCACGGTTTTAATTTTGGTGGTATTTTTACCAATTTCTCTAGATCTGTATTTAGTAATTTTTTTAAAAATTTTTTCTTGTGCCTAATAAAACACAATGGCATCAATATGTACTTCTAATCTTACCTCAGGTTTCATCGATCTTGCTACGTACGACGAGCAGGAGAAATATATGTATGGTGGTCGCCACGCGACCGCTTACTTTGTTCGCGAGACACGCAAGTCAACCTGGTTTACCCAGGTTCCTGTTGTCTTGAGCAAATGCAGTGGCTCTCCTGCTTTTGGTCAAGAGTGGTCAGTTCAGATCTCCCGCGCTGGTGATTACTTGCTTCAGACTTGGCTTCGCGTCGAGCTTCCTGAAGTCTGTGTCACTTCCGGTATTATCAAGGCTAATGACCAGATCGCTTGCGTTGGTATTCGCTGGACTCGTAATTTGGGTCACGCCCTTATCCGCGAGTGCTGCTTGACTTTCAACGACCTTGTGGCTGCTCGTTTCGATAACTACCACTTGGACTTCTGGTCTGCTTTCACCACCCCTGCTTCCAAGCAGAATGGTTACGATAACATGATCGGTAACATCGGTCAGCTTGCTGGTCTTGGTGATGTTCACGTCCTTCCTGCGGCTGTGTTGAATGTTCCTCTTCCTTTCTTCTACACTCGTGACAGTGGTGTTGCTTTGCCAACGGCTGCATTGCCATACAACGACATGCGTATTCAGTTCCAGTTCCGTAATCTTGGTGAATTGTTGATCGCTGACTACTGCCAGTTGCCTGCATCGGGTGGATCACTGACAGTTGTTGGTGGTGATGCTTACGGTCGCCAAAAGAGTATTTGCCTCGATCAGACCACTATCACCGCATTGCCTAATCCGTTCGGGATCCAAGAGAATTACTTGGCACCTCGCCCAGCTGGTCAGGGATCCAGTAATTTTGGCGGTAACGCTCAGCTCCAAGTTGGCGTCCAGGCCGGGTCCAAACAGGCCAATTTCTCGAACTGGAAGTTCTGCGCTGGCACCCCCACACTTGGCTCTGTCTGTGTATGGGCCAACTACGCTATCGTTTCCAACGACGAGCGTAAGCGCATGGCATGTGCTCCTCGTGATATTCTTATCGAGCAGGTACAGACCGCACCTCCATGTGGTTTCAACCCAAAGAATGTCAACACCCCAGAGCAGTACGACATCCGCTTCTCGCACGCCATCAAGGTTCTTTTCTTCGCTGTGCGTAACAAGACCTTGAACTGTGAGCATGCTAACTACACCACTTCGCCTTCGTTCCCGATCCTTAACTGCATCAACGGAGCTAAGAGTGGTACCCTCGTGACCACCGCTCGTTCTTACGATCCGGTCGCAGCTGCATCCTTGCTCTACGAGAACACCTACCGTCTTGCTAATATGGGTTCGGACTTCTACTCCCTTGTTGAGCCTTACTACAAGGCCCCAACTATCCCAGACAAGACCGGTTACCACATGTACTCGTACTCCTTGGACTTCTTCAACTTGGACCCAATGGGATCTACCAACTACGGTAAGTTGACCAACGTCTCCTTGTACGTCAACCCATCCCAGGCCGCCGTCGAGTACCACTTGGACCCTAACTGCAATGACCAGACTGGTGCTGTCACTGCCAACGCGGGTTTCGTGTACACCTCGTCTTGTTCCACACCGCCACCAACTGGTGATAATGCCGCTTTGCAGAATAACGTCCGTTACTGCGAGCAGCAGAACTACGAGTTCGTTGTCACGGCTGTGAACAACAACATCGTCCGTATCTCGGGTGGTGCACTTGGTTTCCCAGTACTTTAAGCAACTTATTTTACAACTTTTATCATATTTCAACAATGAAATATGATTCTAATTCACTAAACATAATGCTTCTAAATAATCAGATAAACATCTCCTATTTTTCTTATCCAATTTAGCGTAAAAGGTGATTATATTCTGGTCTATCTGAAATTTACCATAGAGATGTGCTCCTACATCTCCAAATATTTCAACGCATTTATCTTTATCCAAGTTCGTTTGTAACAACAACAAATTATCTAAAGTTTTAATCATAATTTATCTCTCCTCGTGATTTTTTAACTACTTATAATAATGATACTTGAAATTAAATGAGCGAAGAATATGATCATGATCACGAAGAAGAACTGGCGAGTTCTTCCGAGTCCGTTATACCATCACCATCTCTGGCTACACGCTCGTCAAGTACCACGACCACGAGAAGACCACCAATTACGATTCGATTACCAACTATATCGCCGCGAAGACGGAGAGATAGGGATCCTAAATATTGTGTTATGTGTCGAGAAGACCACCCAATGATGAGCGAAAAACATAGATTATGTTACGATTGTTTAGTTCAGACACTAAGCACAGCTAAGCTTTTCAACCAAGGGTTTGATATCACTACTAAAAGACGAGATAAGCAGATGTGTATTATATGTCTGAATACAGTGAAACATATAGGTAATAGATATATGTTGTGTATTGATTGTTTGATTAAACGATTGGGGGATGTAGGTGTGTTGAAATATAACGAGTCCCAAGCTTTACATCCAGTTTTTATTGCTCTTGATTCTGAATATGAAACAATGGGATACCGTGTAGATTGGCAGAGAAAAAAATATTTCCCCTGTGATATTTGTGAAAGAGATTTGATAGCCGACAAACGTACAGAACGATTATGTATGGATTGTTTGGTTGATAACTTACTCGACACGCCTTATTTTAGAAAGCAAGCCCGGAGAGTTTATTTTTAACATAATTTAAAGTTCTCTTTATTGCGAATAAATGGATGAAGCTGCTAGTATTGTCATAGAACCATTCAATGATCATTATGTATTAGTTTACGCGGACCCAAAGCTCTTTGGTGGAGAAATAGAAGCAAGAGGGGGTCAGTGGAATAAAGCTCATAAAGGATGGTTGTTACCAAAAGACCAGAGAAGTCACATAGTAACTCTGGGTAATATAGAGAAAAACAATAATATATTTGAACAAACCATGAGTAGTTTTGCCAAAAAATCTACTCAGAAAAAATTCCATAGAGCAATTAGTGACGATGAAACTTCATCACCAGAATCACCAGTGGAATCCCGTCGTAGAAAGAAATTCAATAGGAGTAGAAATCGAAAAAAGAAAACCCATTCTACACCAAAAGAGAAAAAAACACCACCAATTTATGTACCAGTATCAACACTTCTTAATGACTCCTCGTCGGATAGTGATCACGAAAGTTCCGATGATAGTGACTTCCCGGAAGTTAGCTCTCCCAGAGATCACGAGAAGGAATACAAAGAGTTTCTCAGGAAACAGAGAAAGCTAAAAAATAAAAATTGAATTTTACTTAAGGACAAGTAAGTAAAATAAAAATGTCCACCACAAATTCTTCTAGTCAATCATCAGATTGTAATACCCCCGACTGGGGGTCTATAACACTTTCTAAGGAAGTGATTTCAGAACAAGGAAACAAGATTCGCCTTGTTGATTCTGATCCCGATAATAAATTGGATCTTTTCTGTTATGTACGCTGTGTAGACAACTCGGATCCCAAGGTCAAGTCTTGTAGAGGAGTCGTTACCTTGAACGATAAGGTGTTGTATCAGACTTACGGATATACACATGAATATACCACTGAAAGTCTTGAAACTATCAAGCAAACGATGGATTTCGATAGTAATTTCGTCGTTCAAGATGCACACGAGGGATCTCTTCTGCGTGTTTTTTGTGTAAATGAAACTTGGTACGTTACCACCCATCGCAAGCTGGACGCTTTCAGGAGCAAGTGGGCTAGTAGGCAATCTTTTGGGGCTCAATTTGTTGAAAGTTTGGTTGCGACTTATGATAACGACACGGATTTCAAGGAAAAGATCGATAGTGTTAGTGATGAAGATATTGCAACCACGCGTGTTTTCACTCTCAGGAGTTCTGAACATGATAAAAATCCAGTGTTGCTAAAGTTTCTATACACACTGGACAAGTCAAAGTGTTATTGTTTTCTTGTTCGAAATACATCAGAAAATCGCATCGTCTGTCAAAGTCCAGAGACGCCTATTTTGTATCATTCTGGGACTTTCAGCGAGAGTACATCAGAATTTCTAGGTCTTGGGAGTGATCTAGGTGTCCCGGTTCCTGATACTCATTCATTTTCTTCGTGGGAAGAGGTGTGTGCGTATGTAGACGAAAAGACCGATCATGAAACCCTACAAGGTCTTATTGTGTTTAATGGGCGAGATCACATCAAGATTCTCAACAGTAATTACAAACGTTACTTTGAAGTCCGGGGTAATGAGCCAAGTATTCGTTATCGTTATCTCCAAGTTCGCATGAATAAGGAAATGACTGACTCACTCTACGAACTTTACCCAAGATACACTGATCAGTTCCAGAATTACGAAAATATGCTTTACGCTTTCGCTAAGGTAATTTACGATTCTTATGTCAAGAGGTTCATCAAACGTCAGTTTGTAACTCTCCCAAAAGAGGAGTATACAATTATGCGAGCTTGTCATTCCTGGCACTTGGAAGATCGAGCTAAGAATCGCATGAGTCTCCGTAAGGTTATCGAGAAGATGAATGAACAACCGCCGACTATTCTTAACAAGATGATTCGTCGTAAGACACAGGAAGCTATCGAGGAAAAGAAAAAGGAAGCATCTAAACAAGACGATGGGGAAAGCGTACCAATGGAAACTTCCGAGTAAATAGAATATACAAAGACCGTTTACAGCAAACACAAAAAATCAAATTACGAGTGAACAAACACATTAAAATGAGCGGTCTGTAATTAAATATATTCAAAGAATATATTTACCTAAATCTTTTTTCATTTAAAGTTTCAGTACTTTGTTAAAATGCCGAAGAATACACATGTTCCTCTCAGGGTTGTTAAAGTTCCATTAGACAGAACAGTAAGAACAAATTTTCGGAAAGATTTTCCAAGAATGTCTAGATTATATCTCGAATTGATCGAGAATACAAACAAAATCGTTCCTAAATTTGTTGGGAAGGAATTTGTTCCTAATTATGATACTATGCCCGCACAAACATCAGAAAGTTCTTTCACTGAGAAAAATCTAAAAACGTTTGATGATGGGACCGGTTCTATATTCAATGATAGCGATTCGGAAGATGATGTTATGTCCGTCAAATCAGATAATAGTAGTATTTTATCCGAAGATCAGGGAAGAGACGATGATGAGCTAACTCAAAAACTCAAATCTCTCTTGGATGAAGACGAGACGTCTTCTGTGGGAGACCTGACTCCGACGAGATCTGTACATAGGAGCGGTAGAAGTAAACGTAGGACTCCGCCTACTTTAGATCAATTAAAACAAGCAGGAGCATATAAAGCCCCAAAGATTGTACAAGAATTACGAGGTGATGAGGATTTTGAAGACGATGAGGATAAAAAAAGAGAACTGTTATTCAAATTTGACCTTCTTAAGAAATCTTATAAAGGTCAAAGTGTTCCCGAGTTTACTATTCATTCGGATTACAAAACCATGGAAAGGACTTATGAGCATACTGTCAAAAAGCTATCTCTGGATAGCACTGTGGAAACATACAAGACATACTTAATTGGTGGATTCATGGTAGTCGAGTATGTGTTCGGTAGTTGGCTCAAATTCGATATGCAAGGTTTCACACAGCAACAAATTTTGTCTATGAGTTCGTACGAAAAATTATTGATCGAACTTGGGGAGAAATCTTATGTACCGGAAGGAAGTAGTTGGCCAGTAGAGTTGCGATTGTTGTTTTTGATCATCATCAATGCAGCATTTTTCATCATTTCCAAACTTATTTTGAGGAAAACTGGTTCTAATTTGATGAATATGGTCAATTCAATGAACACCTCTTCTACCCCAGCTGCTTCAGGGGGAGCTAAGAGAAAAATGAAGGGACCAAGTATCAACTTAGATGAAATTCCAGAGTTTGAATAAATATAAAACTGAATTATTATTGAAATATCACTAATAATGAACACATAATGAAACTACAAATAGTATCAGATTTACACATTGAAACCAAAAGAGAAACAGTGACTCTATCGGATTATCTGACTCCGGTAGGGGATGTATTGGTTTTAGCAGGTGATATAGGTTCTATGTACAGGACACGTCAATTGTGTAATCTTTTGGAACAAGCATGTAACCAATTTCCACTTGTCATTTTTGTCCCTGGAAATCACGAATATTACAAACTTAGAAAGAATCATTCAAGACCATTTGCAACATTGGAGAATACTTTAGCTAAATTCAAAGAATATCATCCCAATTTTTACTTTCTTAATCGTTCTACCCTCCAAATAGAAAATTACATTTTCATCGGAGCCACTTTGTGGAGTAATCCTGTTAAGTTTTCCGATAGAATTGTAAGAATTAACTGTATTACTAAAGATAGATTTACAAATATGCACGTGCTGGATAAAAAGTTTATTGTCAGACAATTACGTATTGCGAAAAAGAGAGAGTTAATTCCCATAGTTATTACTCACTATCCCCCAGTTATAGATGCTGTTAAAGAGTCTAGACTAGACGATCCTTATCTCAGTCTGTATACAAACAATTTAGAAGATATCTTAGCAGACGTGAAGGTGTGGATTAGCGGTCATACGCATAATAACTACATGATGTATAAGAATAATTGTTTACTTGTTAGTAACCAACTGGGGAAAGAGAAAGACAATATTACTGATTTTTCTAAACGGAAAATTATTACGATTTGAAATATAAATTCTAAAAAATTAAAACATTTCAAATAAAAAAACATGTCTCAGAATGATATTGACAAGATGAAAGTAACAGAACTCAAAGCTGAATTAAAGAAAAAGGGAATGCCTGTTTCAGGTAACAAAGCTGTTTTAGTTGCTCGTCTCAAAGCGGGTAAGTCTGCTATTAAACGTAAAGCCAGTCGTAAACCCCGAAAAAAGAAAAGTTCTAAGAGGAAAAGTGCTAAACGTAAAGCCGCTAAGAAATCACGTAAACGCAAGAGTGCTAAACGTAAAGTTGTTAAACGCAAAGCTAGTTCTAAAAAATCTAGAACTCAAGATTGGTCTGAAATGACCAAAGCCGAAATTTCCAAAGAACTAAAGTCCATGAAAGTTACAGAAATTAGAAAAAGTCATAAATTAAAACCTTACTTGAAAGGTAAATCAAAAGCTAAGAAACAGGAATTAATAAACCATTTATCAGATGTTTTAAGCAGTGGGAAAGCTCCTCCTTCTCCAAAAGCTAAAGGTAAAAAGAGAAGCAGTAAAAAACGTTCTCGTAAGGCGGTCAAGAAGTCTGCTAAGAAAAAGGCTCCTAAAAAATCAACGAGAAAAGTTTCAACTAAAGTATCTCGTAAAGTATCTAAAAAAGCAGGAAGTAAATGGAATATTAGATTAACCAGAAATTACAGCCGAGCATCTGTCAAGAAAAATAAGGCCAAGCTATTCGTATTTGGAGAAAACGATGAATGCTTCCCCATGGGAGAAAAATGGCGTAAAGACAAAGAAATTGATGAAGATGATGATTGTTATCAACAGTCCACCCAGGCTCAGATTAGAGGAGAACCCAACGCCGCCCCTATTGTAACTATATCTAGAAACGGAGCTTCTGACAAAGACTTAAAATCTATGATGAAAAGAGATGTTGAAGCTATTCTCAAGGAAATGAAATCTGGAAAATACGAAGATTTAGTACTTTCTACTAATCTAGTAGGAACTGGTGTTGCAAATCTACCCAAGAAAAAACCAAAGGTGTGGGAATTTTTACAAGAACAACTCGCAAGATTGAAATCCGGTGGTATTTTACCAAGACCACCTCTTGGTTCTAACAAATCATCTATTACTGCATTCACTGCTTGGTTGGTAGATGAAAAAATTAGAAAACGACCTCAAAAAGTCGTCCCGAGAAAAAGTCGTAAATCGGTAGCTAAGAAATCAGCTCCTACTAAAGAATCTAAGAAATCAGCTCCTGCTAAAATCATAACACCCGTCCCGCAAGACTCTAACGGTGACATAGAAAAAGCTATCCGAAAATGTCTTTATGGGGATTCGGATATCTTACCTTCTGCCGCAAAACAAGAGGAAGTACCAGAAATTGTGGATGAGGAAGAAGAAGATTTGGATATTGATGAATAAATAGTAAAAAGAAAAATTAACACAATTATGTTTTAATTTTCATCATTGTCCCCTGTTGCGCTCCTAATCGGTGTACATTTCCAACACGCGCATGCTATTATCACAGCTGCTACTATCGAGATTGAGTATCCTATTGTACTAAAATCAGACATTTATTATAAGATGTTAATTTCTTAATGCCGCACCTAATGTTTCGATTCCAAAAAGACCACCAGCGAACGCTGCCATATTTTTGTTTCTATGAACAGCCCCACGAAACCAGTAAGATAACATAATGATTCCCACGCCGAATAAGATAGTTAATAGACCACCGATGATGTACATGACACGGACACCGGTACTGTATGTATCCGATGAAGAGTAAGTACAACCACTGTCACTTTTACAAGAAGATTCGGATTTTCCTCCACATGGATCATTATAATAACACATTCCATTGCTATCTTGAGTACAAGGTGTACCACAGACACCATTATTCGGACACTGTGGAGGGTTAGTTGAACTGCATTGCCCACCATCAAAAATATCAAATCTACCGAAAGATCCTACCAGGATTAAGTAAATACCTGTTAATGCCATTAAAATACCAATTATCCAACTAATTACTACTCCCACAGAACTGGAGAATTCTCCGCCAGCTGCCATGGTTCTACCGAAGGTGATTTTTCCACCTTTTCTATGTTTTTTACGTTTGCCTTTAGCCATTTTAATTTAAATAAATAAAAATGGAATTTATTTTAGATATTGTTCCTTTGCTGCATTATATCCTTCGGAGAATAAATCTAGTCGCTGTGTGGTGTTAAGGTCGAACTCAAAACCTTTAGTTCCAGAAGTGACCTCTATTAATTGAATTTTTAATTCATTGGCTTTCTCCACACTCCGTCTAATAGTAGCGTCTATTGGTATATTGAGTATATTAACGCCGTATTTGACAGGGTTAAAGTTGGTATACAAGCTTTCCTGTTCTAAAGAAGGAGGATTGGGTTTGAGGTTAATAGCCAAAGTACTTTGCGGATCTTCTACTTGGGATATAGGTAAATTTTCAACCAAACCCCCGTCCAAATATAAACACCCATTGTACTCGTAAGGTTGAAAAATAAAAGGAAGGGTACAACTCATTCGTATGGCACAAATACATGGCATATCCGGATGAGTCTCTGGACTTATTACTTCTTTTTCTCGTTTTGTTGCATTGTAAGTAATTATTTTAAGATTCTTACCATGTTCGTCTCTTAATTGTCCTAAGTTGATTAATTTACCTATTTTCTTAATCGTTAGTGTTTCTAACATCTCTACAATAGATGTAAATTCCACAGCACCCCCATCTTGAATCATTTTCATGACGTTGAAAGTTTTGAGTCTATCAAAAATTTTGGATGAATTAGTTAGTATCAAAATTTCTAGCGCGGTGTAACCTATAGCGAGAAGATATCCAACCAATGAACCCACAGAAGTACCTATAAAATTGTTTATATCATTAAAATCTAGAATTTCTTGTAAATAAGCAATGGCACCCAGAAGTTCATAACCTCTGACGCCACCACCAGACAAACATAAAGTATTGAAATGGCTCATTTTTTTCAGAAAAAAATGAGCTTTTAAGTTAACTCTTTTGATTGAGTTTGTATAGTAAACATGCGATAGCGATACTAAGAATGATGATAATAATGATGTATATGGTTTTATCACTACTACTTGGAGTACCATGTGATAAGAAACCTATAGCAACTTTATGTAACTCGTGTTCATCATCGTCTAAAGCAGTTATAAAAGCGGGTACACTTGGAAATACTCTTTGTGCTACGTCTTGAATAGTTATAGTTTTATAATCTTCAACGACTTGTTGCATACCTGGATGACCCTGTTGCATACCTGGATGACCCTGTTGCATACCTGGATGACCCTGTTGCATACCTGGATGGCGCGGGTCGGCTGGATGCAAACTACTAATCATTTCCTGTGCCATCATTTGTTGTGGAGCGTCACGTGGTCCTCCTCTTTGCATTCCCGGAGCATACATCCCAGGTGGATTCCTTTGATGGTTTCTAATATATTTATTATTGACTTGCCTTTGCTGATCAGCCGAATCATCAAGATCTAAAATATCATCGATGGCTGTTCTACCACCCATGGTTTTATATTGCGCAGTTAGTGGCATTTATTTACGAAAAATTTTTTTGAAAAAATTTTAGTTTGATTTTTTGTAAGGTTTTACTGTCAAACAATTTCTAATCCATGCTATAATACCTATAAATATAGCGAATCCTAACCCCATCCACTGCGGTGAAGATATTTGTAATCCCTCTTCCACTGGATCTGTAACTAGTACTAATGAAAACCATCCAATAACAGCAGCTATTACCATCAAACCCAAAGCATACCATCTATGTTTGTTGAATATAAATTCCCACTTCATTTATTAGTGGTTATTTTTTTGTAAGCATTTGTTACAAAGTCGTTGGTTTCTTCCTCAATCAATTTTTGAAGGATTTGTTCAAAATCGACAGTATCATGATTAGCTACTGGGGTTTCTTCCATTTTAGAGTGTTTGTATGATATTTTGAAACCATTTTTAATCATCTCTTTGTACTTATTACTCTTTTTAAGATTCTTAAAATCGTCGTAACTACCTTTAATAGTTACTTTGATTTGATCTATAGTGTCTGGTATTTTAAATGAGTCAAATTGTGAACTCTCAATGTATATGATTCTTTTTCGGGGTATTTTCAATTCTATCTCTTCAAATTCTATACCAGATTCGTCGATATCTATCATTAAGATAATATTATCGTCGGTTTCTCCGTATGCAACTTGCATGGAAGATCCAGTATAAAAGATATTATCCTGCGGTGTTTGTTTTTTGTGAATATGACCAGAAACTACTTGAGGCCAATCTATGTCCCATTCATCGCCTATTTCAGAGACCATAGCACCCATTTTACACCCTTTAAACTCTTGGTGGGCGAATAAGATATCACAATCTTTCCAAGAGTACTCCTCATTTGTTTCCAATGCTTCAATAAATCTACCAGGAGCGACATATGGACAAAGCATAAAATTGCAGCCATTTTCCTCAACGTGAATTACTTGATCTACAATTGTTACATTTTCCCACAACTTCATCGCATTCATCCAATGTTGATCAGTCAAAAATTGTTCGTGGTTGATCATATCATGATTACCAACTATAACGTATACGGGAGATATTTTCCTTAGCTCTTTAATTAAATGATAGGCCCGATTGAGAGCAATAGTATGAAGCCTTTCATGATCATGTAGAATGTCACCCAATAAGACAATAAGATCTGGACTCTGCTCTTGTAAATTCTTTAACAATTCTCTAATTAGAGTATCAACAATACTTATATTGTCTACTCTGAAATGTGTGTCTCCTATAGCGGCAATTAACATTTTGTTATTATTTGTAAATAGCAAAATAGAATCATTTTCTACGAATCAAGAAGATAGTCAATAAAGCACCTGTTACCAAAACACCACCAATTAACGCCAATGGCAAAACGGGTAATGATTTATCCGGATCTTCTCCTGCTTGTTTTTTCTCAGCTTCCTCCTCAGCTTCCTCCTCAGCTTCCTCCTCAGCTTCCTCCTCAGCTTCCTCCTCGTTTTTTGGTTTCTTGTGTTCACTCATCAAACTAAACTTGCCACCTTTGACTTTATCAAAGAAGCATACACCTGGTAAGGTCATCGTGTACAAAACAGTTTTGTCTGAAAAATCACTCTGACAGGGCTGACCCTGTGATGCAGCAACTACATGGCCCGTTTTCTCATCTATTATCTGTGTAGATTTATCTACTATACCTTTAACGTTCTTTTCGTTATAAGCATCACAACTTGTATCATGAATAGAGATCAATAAATTATTGTTGTTAAGATCCGAACTAGATATTAAACTAGGAGTTGCTAAGAAAGTAAATTGGGGGATTTTGGCATTTTCTTCGTCCAATACATAATCCCAATCTAAAATATTCCATGATTCCGACATTTATATGAAACTATATATTTTTAGTTAAGTTTTTGTTTTTTGTTAGATTCCGTTTCTGGTTCGACCGTAGGAATTTCAACATCACAATATGGACAATTTGGTTTTCTCTTGCCCCATTCTTGTATACAATTATAGTGAAAGAAGTGTTTACAAGGAAGCATTCCTAGTTCTTCGTCTTCTTTGTAATCTTCTAGACACACACGACACGAACAGAATTCCTTGTGTGATTCTTTATTTGGGTCGAATTTTTCCTTCTCAATATTTAGTTCTCTTGCCACATCTATGAGTCTTTTTTCTTGATCTTCTGCGAAACTATCTCTCATAACTTGCCTGACTATTTGTTCTTCCAAGTCATCTGCTAATACGTTTGTGAAAAACCGCATTAGGTCGATATTTCGGGGATGTACTGTATTTCTTCTACGTCTTCTAGATGCAATTCTCATAGCCAAAGATTCAAGCGACATAATTGATTCTGAGAGAGAAGGTGACGAAAAAGGATCAGCCGGATTTGCTTCTCCCGAAGCGTTGTCAATTGGGGATTCATCTTCTAGTTCAGGGATAGAATCATCATCACTATCTTCTTCTATCCCTGATAAATCATCGAATATGTTTCCAGAAATAGTAATAAGTGATGAAATACCATTTTCATTGGTCGTGGTGTTGGTCGTATATGTTACAGGGCCGCTCGTGTTTACATTAGTCATGGATGGGTTAGGAAACATGTTATTAACACCTAACAAATTGTTCAAAATATTTGCGTCCACCGAATTAATAAGAAAACCAGGTTCACTACTACTAGTTATAGGATTTATGAGATTGGGGACTTGGAAATTATTTTCTGAAGTAGTATTATTCTGTGAGGAGTTAATTGAAAAGTTTGGACTTTCGTCGTTATTATGGGACATTTTTATTACTATTAGTAATAAAAAATATTCATTTTGTATATACATCGAGTTTAAAGATTTTCTTCAACAAAAACTTAGCATGGCTATTTAATTGAATTCTTTGTAATTTTATCAGTTTTTTGATACATTCTATTCTGATCCAAGCTAATGAATTCACATCATTGCCTGGTGTTTTTTGTACGTGTAACGGGTGTCTATCTGAATACGATTCAAAATAATGAACCTTGTTATTTACACGATGCATTGTGTGAAGTTCATTCTTTTTTAATTCATAACCGGTTTCTTCTTTTACCTCTCTAATAGCAGCCGCTTCTATAGTTTCGTTTTCTTCTATACTACCCTTGGGGAACCCCCATAAATTACCACGCGATTGTACTAACAACACTGATTTGGAAGGTGGATTAAAAATGACTACACCAGCTTTTCTTCTGTTTCTGGAAAATCCTTTATCTGAGTCATATACACTCATTTTAAAAATACATCCACCACAATTGCATAACATAATAGTTTTATATTATATAGTTGATTAATTCTATAAATTATTCAACAAACCTGAAGATGATGAACATTAAGTTCTTCAGTCCTTCCTATTCTATTAGCTCTTCCTAATATTTGTGTAGTAGTAGAAGTTTCCATCTGATGATACAATATAATGTCCGTACACTCTTGGAGATTAATTCCGGCACCATTATTTCTGGAGTTTAAGAAGATTACTCGTGTTTTACCGGATTTAAATTCCTTGATGAGCTTTTCTCGGGATTCAGATCTACCTTTGATTTCTTTGCATACTATAGCTTCTTTATCCAATTCGCTTGTTAAACAATTATAAGTGGCATCTTCATCTGAAAATATGATAAATTTACCCTCTTTGTTGTCTTGGAGTATTTTAACTATTTGTTCTGGTTTTGTGATTTTAGGATCTTCTTCTACCTTTTCTTCGGTTTCTTCGGTGATGTATGTAAGGTCTGCTATAGTTAGAGGTTCTCTGCACAAAGGACATGAATTTTTTCTAGCCAACCAAGTCATCAGACATGCACCGCAGAACAAATTATTACAACAGGGTACCAGAGCTGGTTTATCCAATTGACTCCAACAAATGTTACAATTACCAGCTAGAGATTCTTTGTAACGATTTTCGAGCTCTCTGATTTTGTTTTCTATCCTAGTTTTCTTTTCTAACCACTCTGCCATCCGTTCTTGATCTCCTCTGGTAGTGTATCTGTGTATTTTATGAATAGCTTCTTCGAGCTCTTCTGTGAATCTATTTTTGACCAAATTAACTATATTATCTGTTTCGTTGCCTCCTAAATAACGAATCGCACCTCTTATATTTCCTGCTGCTATCATAATTTCTACTCTACGTGGTACAAATCCCATAACCGCGCGTGAGATAGGTTGATGACATTGGTAAAAATGATGATTAACAGCAGGCATTGAGTAAGATTTCCTGACATATTCTTCGTTATTTTTAATCTGTAGAGCATTGAAAAAGATATTTTCCATGTAATGGAGACATAAACGCGCAATGTGGTGATTTCTTCTAGATGAATATTTCCATTTTAGTAATTTAGGAGTTGCTGTGACAAACCACGAAAAACCCGTGTAAATTTTCTTCATACTTGGGATCGTTGTGGTACCGGGTTCGTCGTATATCATTCTTTTCCACGCAATTCCCATGTATCTTTCTAACAATCTGTTATACATAGTTGGGGTACATAAAATAACATCGAAATCTTCAACCTTAACACTACCTGCCTTTTTTCTAGTTCTAACTACTTCTACTTTCAACTCTGTTCTCGTAAATTCATCTTTCCATTGAGATACTAGAGATTGACTAATAACTATTAGATTAGTTGGAATACGTCTCAATGTAAATTTTTTGGTTATTTTGCATCCCTCGTTGATACTATAAGGTTCTTCTATGACTTGTGGGGTATCTAAATCCCATGACATAGAATCTCTAACTATCAAACCCACCATACTAGCTGTCTTACCATAACCTGTTGGATCTGCTTGTATCCCAAAATTTGTTTCTAAATTGTAAACACTATTTATATTAACAGTTCGTTCTCTTTCAAATTCTTCCATCTCGTAGATAGAAGTTTTTTGATGATCGAAAAGAGAGCGACTAAAATTTTCTGGTTGAGGAACAATTGGATATTCTGTGTCCATTTTATTGTACAGAAATTATCAATTAAATCAATTTTTGAGTTAATTGTTTTAATATCTATTACCCAGCGTAGTGCTAGATTTGTGGATCAAGTTCATTTTGTTGGGATTGCTCCTGAACTGAGTATGACGAGTCAGCGAGTGACGAGGAGCGGTAGCCTTTCCTGCCATTCCACCTGGATTGATTTTACGCCTCAGCTTTTTCTCTCTGCTCCCATTTGCATATAAATCGGATCCGAAACCTTTACCTACACTAGTCATAGCCGAAGTTACCGGGCGATTTCTATCCAACACTCTTTGTGTTTGGTTTTCCATTCTTCGGTAAATATTACTAGATTTGTTACTAACTCTTTGATGTGATGGAATTGGTCTTTCTAACTCGTAATTATAATTATCTGTCAACGGAGTAGCATTTGGTATAGTGATTCCAGCCGAAGCAGATACGTTAATATGGTTAGCATTAATTGGTAAAACACCCTTTGTTTCCTCCAAAAGTGTTATCTTTCTAGCACCCTTATTGACCATCACATTAGAATAAGTTACATCTGTTACATATTTATCGGGATTAATATCTTGAACCAATTTACCACCTTTAATTGGATGTATTAAATTAGTAACGATGTTACCGTTAAGTGTATCTTTCAGACGCCCATTGACTTCTGAGTTTGTTTTAAGAGTTCTGTCCATACTTCTAATACCACTCATACCGGGTGTCTTGATTGGATTAGCAATGACTTGACGTATTGCGAATGGTTCTACTAATAATTTTCCTTTTGTAATGGTTTTCGTCGGCCTAACATTGGTTCTTATAGGTTCATCAACAATTTGACGTAAATCTTTAGGTTTGGGGCATTGTTGTTTCTGAAGGTAGTTGGCAAAACCTGGTTGTGTCCAAGCGTAAGTACTAGTTCTAGGCTGACGAGATAAAGGCATAAGCTCTTCTTGTCTCAAGACAGGGGGTCTAAATGCACCGTAATTAATTAATGGAATTGGTAATTTAGCTTGTCCTGTAAGAGCAGATCGGCCATCACTGCAAGCTTTATTACGCCCCATCGTCCCAGCGTTGGTAGTCTGTCGATTCTGACCACCATTTGTACCATAATTAGAGTAAGATACAGCCACGTGGGGATTAATACCACGAGGATATACTTTAATCATTTCACAAATTCGATCACCACTCCCTTCACCTATCATACGAGTGATTTCCTGCGTCTGGGATACTTTATCTATTTTACGAGTCCAAAGAGCCTTTGGGGGATCTCGTTGAATATTCATATTAGTTCCCCAACTTTCCACAGACGGAAGTGTAACATGTGTGTGTTTCGGATACTGTATCATTTTATTATACAGAAAAGTTTTTAGAATGATTTTACTCACGTGTAAATTTTATTCGTTATTTCGAATGAAATTTATTTAGAAATCTAGGAAATATCTCCTACAATTATTTTGTGTAATATTACCATAGTAAGATCTAAACATCGGTAGACTATTTGTGACGTGTTTGTATCCAAAGATCTTCCCAAGTTTATTTCTCCTGAGATCTCTGGGATCCACATTGGGTAGAACTGTTTCAAGCTCGCTAATAAATAGACTTGTGTCAACCGTTGGTAGTAACACAATACCTTCCCACTCGCGTCTCTTCCCAGCCAAGTCGATTTCGAATTCAGCGGGGAAGAAATGACCCAATGTCGGTGACGATTCCTTCATCAAGTTAGCAATTGGTTTTGGAAGGAGTTTGGAACTCTTTTCCGGCAGAACCGTCATCAATTGTTGAAATGGAGTGAATGGTTGATCAACGGTATACTTCCTGTTTTTGTAAGTTTTCATAACTTCTGCTACGTCAGACAAAAAAGGAGAGTAGTGCCATGGATAGTTCCATTGCCACGAAGGGATTCCGGAAGTATAATAATCCAACACCCATTGTACTCCGAAAATGTATTCTTCACATACAGTTTTCACCGGAATTCCTGGGAATTTTTCCGCGTAATAGTCCTTCTTATAATTCTCGATATTAATACGCTTTCTACCATCAGATCCAGTAATGGTGTGTTTTTCCACAAGTTTGTCGGGAAATGTTCCCCTGCCTTTATTTAGTTTATTATTGAACATTTGCTCTTCCAGTGTACTGAATTCAGCTAGAAATACCGCAAGACTCTTCGCTGACAATCGTTTCTTTCCTTTAAAGTTTCTAGACAGATATCCAAATTCCTCCTCTACTTCTTGATAAATTTCAATCATGGAGTCAATACCCCCAGACAAGATTTCAATCCCGGGAGCATGTGGAAGAAAGTCATTCCCAACACTATAACACATTAGAACAAAATCATAAATATGCTTTTGATTCCCGTGTCCAAACGGTTGATTACTAGAAACCAAACGGTTGATCAACTCCTTTTTGATTGTAGTTAGATCTACTACATGAGAAGTAGTTAGATTGAAAGAATCATCTCGGAGAATGTACATCTTCTCACATGGAGACGCCATGCCCAGCATAATTAGATCAGCGTCCATACCGTGAATACAGCAACTCTCGCCTTTTCGTTGAAATTTACGCAAATAGTTGATAATCTTGTGCTCCCCTTCGCCTGCAACTTTTTCGTTAGAAAAAATAAC